TTTACGCGCTTTTGGCTGGTCAGGTTCTGCGCGGGCCTCATCAGCAGAAATCGGCTTCTCGGTATCAAGGCCACGCCACAACTTGACCTCTGCTCTCCGGCGACGAACCAGACCCGGCAACTCTTTGCCACCGCCCTTGGTCCATTTCATAAACTCGGCAGGAACCTCGTCGAACTTCTCAGCGTTGACCTTTTTCAGCAGGGTGGACTTGGCTAAGGCTCCAACACCGGCATTGTAGGCAAAGTCCACCAGAGCATCGAACTGGCCCTGCGACAGGTCAACCTTGACATACTTGCGAACGCCATCCTCGTATTGGACTAGATCGCGATCTAGCCGGTTAAATGCTTCCTCTCTTGTAATTTCATCTGTTGCCTTGACTGGAGGGTTTGTTGCTCCTATACCAATAGTCCATACCCCGGCGGGGCATTTATATGCCTTTAGTTTTACGCCTTCAAAATCAACGAGCATGTCTTTACCGGATTGGCTCATTCTCATGGGAGACACCTAATGGTTGAGGAAGTTTGGAAACCCATCAAAGGGTGGGAGGAGATAGCCGAGGTTTCTAATCTTGGCCGAGTAAAGGTGTTAGCACGTTCTGCTAATTTTATTAAAAACGGGAAGCCGCAAAAATGCTTTTTACGTGAAAAGATCGTTAGCCCATATGTGGCACAAAATGGATACTTAACAATAGCGTTTATGGTTAACAAGGTTCGGAGAAAGGTTCTTGTCCATCGAGCAGTTTCACTTGCTTTTGTTGAAGGACATTTTGATGGAGCCACCGTCAACCACATAGATGGGAACAAATTAAATAACGCGCCAGAAAACCTCGAATGGATGTCTTTGTCCGACAACACAAAGCATGAATGGGCAACTGGGCTTGTTGACCTTCGCGGGGAAAAGCACCCATCCCACAAGCTGACAGCAGAACAAGTTCGCATCATTAGGAAGTTGTTGAGGTCGCAGATCACCAACCCTAACGAGCTATCTAAACTTTTGGACGTTTCCGCAGCCATTTTGTATTTAATCCATAAAGGAAAAAGGTGGGGAAGTTTGGATGATTAGACCGGCTGCTGACATTCTCATCTACATTCTCCCTATTTTGCGATGTCGCGGGCTGTTTGGTTAATTCGGGCTTTCACAGCGATTATATCACGCGGCTGTTGCTTAAAAGCAACTGCAACATATCCGACCATATGGCCTGCATCCGGTGGCGCTGCACCTCGGCATAGATAGGTCACGTTGCGACTTAGCAACCAGTCTCCAAGATCAGATGACGCCTCAAACGGTTCACAGGCTACTTCGCCATTCAGCATCGCGATTGCCGCACGGTTTCTGGCTGGTGATCCACTGAAGAATGCGCCCTTGCGACCCTCTAGCGGCAAATATCTGCCATCTGATGACAGTACCACCTTTGTGGTACGGGCATTTTTGCCAAGGTCAACCGAATGGATCATGACGGCTTCAGCCCTGAGATCGCGCATCAGTAGGCCACCTGCACCAGCTACATGCTGATCGTCCATCAACACCGGCATAATATCGCGACTAAGCATTGAGCCGACAAGCTTGTCCTGCTGCTCGTAGATGATGTAGCCAGCCAGACCAAAAACGCCCAGACCGATAACTGTCGCCAGTTTGAATGGGCTGTCGATCCACTTTACGAGATCAAGCGCCTTGTCTATTGGCCCACCGGGAGGCTTGGGAGGTGCGGCAACTTCAGCAGGCTTGGCAACAGGCTTCTTGCGAGCAACAGGCTTCTTTGCCGGTGGCTTCTTTGCTGCTGTTTTTTTGACAGGTGGTTTTGCCATTATGCCATCCAAACCGCTAGGGCAAGTAGTCCTGCCATGATTGCCAAAGCCGCTAACACAACCAGCCCCAGTTGAGCCAAGTCTTCACGCATCTGCTGGGCTTCACGGGCTTTCTGTTCTTCCAGTTGTCTCTGTTGCTTTCGCACCCTGATGACCTCTTTAAGAACTTCCTCCCAGCCTCGGACGCCGTAGATTGCAACAAAGTCATTCTTGACCTTCTCTGCCCACTCTGCCGCCTCGCGCCGCTTGACCACAATGTCTAGGGCTATTTCCTCGGCTGTGACTTTGCTGAACAGCTTGGGCTTCGGAGGTGACTTGCTGGCCTGCGTTAGTTTGGCGACAGACCCGTACAGCTTGGCGACATCCCCACACATTGAGTTGATGTCTTTGCCGATCTTGATGCCCTGCTGAACAGCAGAATATGCCGTCTTGGCAGCGCCAAATATGAGAGCGATTGTGGCAGGGTCCATACCATTACCTTACCCCTGCTTCTTGCCCAACCAACGCTGCACAGTGTCAGTCTCGTAAATCCGTATGCTGGTCCAGATGATTGTGAACAGCGCCGCTGCATGTGGAAGCACGTTTGTTAATGTTCCTATAACTGTGATGATAGATGCGGCATCTGCAACGTGCTTTAGTGTTTCATCTGGTCCAGTCATTTCACGGTGCCTCCGGCCATGTCACGTTCCACGGGAACCCGTCTTGCACTGTAACATCGCGTAATGACTGACGGTAGGTCGCCCATACTGTCTTGTCTGCCGTGCTGTCTGCAAGCTGTGTCCAGTCGCATGCTGCCAGCTTGTCATTGCGGCTGGTGCGAACAGAGGCAGACTGCTCCGCGTCTCTGGTGGCCTTGTATGCGGCTTCGGCTTCGGCGGCAGTTGTGGTGACGCCATCAATCGTGCTGTCGGTGAACACCGGGCCGAGGATGTACTTGGTGTACCAGTTGCCGCTGATTTGCTCGACGCCATCACGCTGGCTGTACTGGTAGACAGTGCCGCCTGTTGCCTGCGGGCCTTCGAACACGGGGTCAACGCCAATGGCCTCCATGATCTCTGGCGTCAGTGTGTCGTATGACGGGCCATCGGTTTGCTGGAGCCATGCGCGAAGCTCCGATTCAAACATTACCGCGCCAGTTGTCCTGATCCGTACTTGCATGACCGTGTTTCCTTACGCGATTGCCAGAAAGATAAACGTGCCGCCGTTGGCATTGATTGCAGCGGGAGCCGTGGAGCTGATTTCAAAGCCTGCGGAATAGGTGTCAACGTAGTCGGTGCCGGTGACTTCCGCAGCCGTGCTGTTGAGCAACAGATATGGATCGTTACCCGCAACTATACCGCGTGCGCTGTCCCAGACGTACCAGTCGCCTGTGCTGTCGGTGCGCTTGATAAGCACAAACCTTGAGCCAGCCGTGAACCCGCAGTTGATCTGGAGCGTTGTTCCGGTGCCGGTGTATGTGCCAACCTTGGATACGCCTGCGACGGTTGCAAAGAGGTAGGCGACGTAGGTGTACCCTGAACCGTTTACAGACGCGTTCGTACCTAAAGAGAAAACGGAAGACGTAGGTTCGGTGCTATTCCAAAGAGCAGCTTCAAACCCACCGGCAAAAGCCTGCGTACTGTTTAAAACTGCATAATCCAGACTGGCGTTTCTTTTTACCGTCCAGTTAAAAGTGCTGTTCCTCGCCTTAATTATCATCAACTCAGGCACTGCCGCCAGATTATGCGTCACAGTTGTCGCAGAACCCGTTCCAGAATAGCAAACCTCATCAAAGAAGCCGGGGGCGCGGCGGAAATGCCACCATATAGAAGCGTATGAGTTGTAATATGGCCCATCCAGAGCTGTCGTATTCCATACGTTATAAACCGTTGCAGAGGTGCTAGTCCTCTCGGCTGTAGTGGCGTTTGTATCTAGCATTGGAGGCAGATCAGAACTTGCATTTGCGTATCCACGCAACCTATCTGCGACAAGCCGGATGCCAGAAATTCCTGTTGCCGTATTAATGGTCAGATCGGCGGGGAACCCTACGGTTCTGGATGTTCCAGTTGACGCTGTTGCTGCAATCGGCGTAAACACCTTCGTCGCATCAACCGGCACTTTCATCGGGCCACGGCGGATGGCGATGTAGATCCAATTTGACCCGTTTACTGTCCAGCCATTACGAACAGTAAACCCAGTCGGCGTTGGTTGGAAAAACCCCCCACCCTGTAACGCTTCAGCATTTGTTGCATTTGGGTTCAACCCTGCAACATTTGAGTAAGACATTTGACGCATTACATCAAAAATAAACCAATCAGCCGGATCGTCAGTCCTTCGAATTAACAACCATTGAGGTTCATAGCCTAAATTTATATCAACGCTTGATGTGCTTCCTGTCCAAGACCCACACGAAATCACATTGTCCGTGCCGGTCAGGCCGAAGCCTCCTGCGTCGTGGGCGAATAGGTAAGCGACGTAGGTATTGCCAGTGCCATTTACATCATTGCTAGTTCCGCTAAGGGAAAAAACAGTGTCTGTTGGTTCGGTGTCATTCCAGTACCCGTTGTAGGTTCCAGCCGCGCCTGTACTGTTTAAAATAACATATTTTGTTGCACCAAGCGACCTATGATAAACAACCCAATCGCCTGTTGTGTTGGTTCGTTTGACAATAATAGTGCCGGGTACTGAGCCAAGATTGTGGGCAATCGTTCTGTTTGTAGAATTTCCCGTATACGTCACAACATCAAAAAACTTCGGCTGCTCGCGGAAGGTCCATGAAACGTAGCCACTTCCGCTATTGTTATTACCTGAATAACTACCAAGAGAATATCCAGTACTAGATATTGCAGTAATGCTTGTTGGAAAGTTTGCCTGTGCGTTTGTTAGGCTTGAGTAAATAACATTATTAATGCCCCGTGCAGTATCTGCCAAAGTATGCTGTTGAGCGACGTTTCTGTTTTTTGTCCAAACCAACCCACCCTTGCCGCTCAGATCAATCCCATTGGTGATCGTC